AAAAGTCTCTTTTGCAATCTGTCGAGCTTCTAACTTATTAGCTACCAGCTCAGCGATTTTATCGACATCTGGAGTCATTGCTGACTTCATCTTATCGATAAAATCATGTGGGATCATTGGAGTTTCGCTTGCAGCAAATGTAGGAGCAATTTCTCCAGCGAACATGATCCTGTCAGCAAATCCTTGATTTACTGCTGATTCAGCATCGAACCAGGTAGTCTTGTTCATCAGATCCAATAAATCGTCCAATGCTTTTCCAGTTTTATCAACATAAGCATTTGCGATTGACTTATTAAAACCTTCAAGCACTCCAGCTTCGTGAAGTAGAGTGTTGTGGTCTCCGTCAACTCGTGATGACACGTTGTGAATCATGATTTGAGCAGTAGGGCTAATTTCTATGACATCACCAGCCATTGCGATAACACTCGCTGCGCTTGCAGCAATGCCCACGATCTTAACAACTACTTTCCCTGAGTAAGACCGTAATGCAGTATAGATTTCACTACCTGCATACACATCACCACCGCCAGAATTGATGTGAACTTCGATGTCCTCACCAGTTTCCGGAAGTACTACATTTTTAGGAGCGGTACAGTCCCAATCAAGCCAATCATAAAGCCAAGCATCATCGTTTGACACGATTGTTCCTTTAATCGAAATCACTTTCATCTTCTTTCTCACCTCCCTTCTCTACATCCTCACCAAGTTGATAGTTCTTAGTGATCAGAGGCTTGTCGCCCCACGGTACAGCTTCAAGGCCAAGTTCCTCACGGACCTCATTGATAAGCATAGAACCGGAAGAAATCAGCTTGTCAATACTTTGAGCAAGCGAGAATTTGTCTCTTTGCCCTTCACCAATAATGACAAGGCGCTTATTGTCTTTGTACTCATTTTTGCTTAGTAAAGCAAAGTTCAGACCATCGCTCATTTTCTTCACAAGTGACTGGTAGCAATAGCTATTAAACATCTTCCGACTATTTTCCAGATTAGCCATGTCTCCATGCATCAGCGCAGTTGGAATCCCTAAGATGTCGGCCACCTCGTCATCAAATTGCCTACGGAGCTTCTTGAGCTCATCTACGGATAGGTTCGATGTCCCGGTAGTGTTTGTCAGCTCTGAGTATTCCATTCCTTCTTGAGCTGGGACAATTGCTACTGTCTTTGTCGTAAATGATTTAAAGAGACCGTCTGCATATCGTTGCATCTTTTCACGTTTTGATTCGTCAAAACTTGCATTCGTTCTAGTGCTGAGTACTCCACGAATTTGATTATTTCGTGCAAGTGCTTCAACCAGTCGAGTGTGTAGTTTCTCATAATCATTGAAGAGTTGAGTAAAATACTCTTGAAGACGATTGTTGTTATATTGCAAGAAAATAACTTCATTCATTTTGAATGGTTTCTGGAAAGTATAGTCTTGACAACTCACAGATGTGAAAGTGTCATCAAATACAGCATATTTCTGTCGAATATACGAGTCAGCAATCAATAACTGATCATCATTCGTCAAGAAAATCAGTACTTCATTCTTGGTCAACAAGCGATAAACAGCCTTTTGCCAAAACTCAGAAGCTGATTCATTCTTATTGGGCCTTACATTTAGCAGATAATCCCAATCAGTAGCCTTCTTTTTCCCATTATCGATGAATTTAAACTCAGATCTCGCAAAGATGCGGGCCACAAACTCAGCAGCCTTGTCAATTGACAAGCTCTTTAGTTGCAGATTTCCAAAGATCCGCTCCAGCTCATCAAATTCAAAACTTGGTTCCGGAACTTCTCGCTTGAATAAATTTAGCCATCCCAAGGCACCTCCTCCTTTCTAAAATTTTCTGCCTACCACCCACCCGGATATTTTTTATCGTTTAAAGAAAGACTTTTTGGAGCGTTTCAATTCCTTTTTTATTGATTCAAACTCTTTATTTGTTTGTTCGACATTTTGACCGCAAATATCTTCATGTCGTTTCACGGACTGGCTCAAAGTATTCAATTCAACACTGATTGAACTAATCTTGTTCAATAGTTCCATGTTTTCTTTGCTTACTACAGCAAGCTCGCATTCAAGGCCTTGAATCTTTTGTTCGAGTTGTTGTTTCTTCTTCATTCGTTTGTTCATTTTGTTGTCCTTTCTAAAATTCCCAATCTTTGATCACATCAAGAAAGTCTCCAACAGTACTCTCCTGAATGATTTCTCTCTTGTAGAGAGCAGCAATAAAGGCATGGAAACCGTCAGTCTTTCGTCTCAGCGGTTCCTTTTTCAAAAATCTCTTGTTTCCGTCTTTGTCTTCTTTGACAAAGGTATTATCGGTATACCAGAGCATTGATTTATCGTTTTCAAAAATGAATCTTTCGTTCGCAAATCCATCTTCAATGATTGGAGCTACCTTCGACTGTATCGCTCCTGGATTTCGCAAGAATTCATACTCAAAATCAGCTTCTTCCAGCAACGGTTTCAGCAAGTCCATTCGAAATCCGTCTGCGCAGACGATTTCGATATTGTACAACTTGCGCCACTGGATTAATTTATCAACAAGTAATCTTGGATCTATACTTGGACCATCTACAATAGTGAAAAGCCCTTGCTCCTGCCATTCACGGATTGGAGCCTTGATTTTAAACATATCCAAAAATTGCTTTCTGGCAAAACTGTGTTGCTTCCAGATAAAATCATCACCGTTTTTAAAGAGTAGACCAACGCTGGCAAAGTCTCTGATGCTTGCGTAGTCGAAACCAGCGACACAAGATCTTCCTGAGAGATCTATGCCAGGGCTTCTCAATGCAGCCATTAACTTTTCACGAGTGGTCACATCTTTTTCGATGTCGGCTTCTGGCAGATTCATCCGCTTTGTCATAAATTCTTGTCTGCCTGATGGTTCTAATTCTAAGTCATCATAGTCAGCTTTCGTTCTAGCTAATAGACGTTTGGCATAAGGTGTTGTCTCATCCAGCATTGGATTCGCTTTTGGCCAATTAGTCATATCGTCCACTTCTTCCGGATCATCTAACTTGCAGATAAAAGGGAATAGGCGGAACTCGTCAAGCTCGCCATTCAAGATCTTCATAGATTTTTCAATCATCTTGTCGTAAAACCCTTCACGAACGTGTCCATTTGTACCGTTGTAAAAGGTTCGAGCATGGGCAATCTTACCAAGTCCTGATCGCTGGATTTTAACAGCAGAGTCATTTTCAAACTGGTGAATTTCATCGAATTCAAGGCAGCCATCACGAGCCGAGTCCATTGTCTTTGGATTATTCGTTCGATAAGAAAAGACCGAGTTATTCGCACGGCCTGTAATAGACATTTTCGTTAAATAAAAATGATCTTCCAATCCTCTTCGCTGAATAGTTTCATAAACTTCCTCGAATGAAACCTTTCCTTGCTTTTCGGAATTTGCTGTGATCGTCACATCATAGTCTCGAATAGGATAGAGTGGACTAATGAAGAAGGAGTCTCTGCTAGACATAAACCCGTTCTTACCACCCCCACGAGCTAAAGTGAGAAGAAATTCATCAAATTGAGGTTCACCGTCCTCTTTCCTAAAGAGAAAGATGAATGGTGTCAAGAATTTTTGATATTTAGCAAGTGGAAAGAAATTCTTTTCAGTGAACTGAATATATTTTTCGATCAATTCGTTGTGAAAATAAAGATCATCCCTTGGATATATCTTTTCTTTGATGATTTTGAATAGCAGTGAGCGTTCTTTGTTGACTTTGATTTTTCCTGATTCGGCAAGTTTGATGTATTCATCAATCAGAGGATGAGAAATCACAATAGATCACTTCCGTCTGATGGTGGTTTCTTCTCGACTGGTGAATTTTCAACCTCAAAGTCAAATGATCGCTCAATCGCTAGTAGCTGATTGCTGGTTGTATTGATTTCTTTGATCAAAGAGTTCGCTTTTTGAAACCTTTGCTGACCATTGTGAACTGTGATAACTAATCCATCTTGTTTGAGTCGTTCTTTCAATTCATACAGTAGACGGACCAGGTAGAGATAGCGATGAACTTTCTCGTACTGAATTGCATCTTTCTTTCGTATGCTGAAATTGCCGATTTTAGAAAGTAACTGGTTTTCCAATTCTTTTATATTTTTTTCTATGTAATTAAATATTTTATCAATATTTTCAAGGTTTGGCTTATAGTCTTTTAATGCTTCTTGAAAATTGGTACTGCTACTACTCATATTAGTATTTGGCATAATGAAGTTGGTACTTTCTATTGCCATACTTAAAATATTAACAAATAAAAACATTAACACAGTTAAAATAAAATTTTTTCTTCTCATAATTCCTCCAAAATATTATATTTTTTCTAATAAAAATTCTAAAAAGCTTTTTTCTCCACTTGGTTCAGAATAATTTTTAAGTATTTCCCTTATTTCATTTTTTAGTAAACCTTTTTGTGATATAAGCTCTTTTTCTTTTTCTTCTTTTTCAGCTTTCTTTCCTAGTAAAGCCAAAGGAGCTCCTCCTAAAGTAAGAGAATCCAAAACATCAGATAAAACATCAGATACTTTTTCAGATAAATTTTTATCTTTAAAATTCTCAAAAAATTTATAATAATTTGGATAATCTTTTTCAATTATATTTAAAATATTTTTTAATTTATTATAATCTTCTACTTTTAAAAAAGTAAAAATTTTTTCAACTAAATCAAGAATTTCTTTATTCATAAATTA